CTACTCAACTACCTGACGTTAAAGGCTATCGTATTTTATGTATTGTTCCTGAAGCAGAGGAAACATATGAGGGGGGTCTTATCAAATCAGATACAGTTAAACATATAGAAGAAGCAGCAACCGTATGTTTATTTGTTATGCAGTTAGGTGATTTAGCTTATAAAGATAAAGCTAGATTTCCCGAAGGCCCGTGGTGTAAAGAAGGTGACTTCGTTATTACCCGTGCTTACGCAGGTACTAGAATTAAAATTCACGGAAAAGAGTTTAGAATAATAAACGACGATACCGTAGAAGCAGTGGTCGATGACCCCCGCGGATACGAACGCGCATAGGAGACAAGCATGGCTGAAATTATAAATGAAATACCAGATGAAGAAGTAGACCTTATTGAAGAAGTAGAAGTAGATTTAGAAGTTAAAGAAAAAGAAAAAGAAAAAGAAAAACCCACAAAATCTACAGCAGATGTTGAACGTGTAGTTCCGGAAAAACCAAAGCAGGAAGAACTTTTTGTTGAGGAAGTAGATGATACACCTCCCGCTGATAAAGGAAAAGAGCCACTGCCTGAAGACATGGTTGAGACTTTAGAAAACGATACATTAGAGGGTTATTCTGATCGTGTTAAACAACGGATGGCTCAGCTTAAAAAAGTCTACCATGATGAAAGACGTGCTAAAGAAGCTTCCGCTAGAGAACGCGACGAAGCTGTTGCTTATGCCCAAAAAATACACACACAGAACAACGAGCTTAAGCAAACTTTAAGTTCTGGGGAAGAAGATTATTTAAAAACTTTAAAGAGCAAATATGATTCAGATTTAGTGGCGGCTAAGAAAGATTACAGAGTAGCCTATGATTCTGGAGATACCGAGCAGATAGTGGAAGCTCAAGCAGCTATGAACAGTGCCCAGTATAATGTTTCTTCTGCTCAGAATATTAAGCCCCAATATAAATATGATGGACAACCCCAAGAAAATAGTGTACAAAGTAACTTAGACAGTTTAAAACCTAAAGCAACCGCACCCGATTCAAGAGCTACAGAATGGCAGATTGAAAACGATTGGTTCGGTAAAGACGAAGAAATGACATCTTTAGCTCTAGGAGTACATGAAAGATTAGTCAGGAGTGGGATAGACCCCACCTCTGAAGATTATTACCTTCGTATAGATGAGACGATGCAAAAACGCTTCCCTGAGAATTTTGAGGGAAACTCGTCGGACGCTGAAAAACCAGCCCAACGCAAACCATCTAATATAGTAGCACCGGCAACCCGCAGCAATGCGCCAAAGAAAGTACGCTTATCGAAATCACAAGTGGCTTTAGCTAAAAAGCTAAATCTCACACCGGAACACTATGCTAGAGAACTTATAAAATTGGAGAACGCACATGGATAAGGCAACAGATAAAAAGATTAAAAGAACTGACCGAGAATTAGAAAATAGAGAAAGTAAGGTTAAAGAATGGAAGCCAGCAAGTTCGCTACCAGAATTTATCCAGAAAGCTGGATGGTCTTATAGATGGGTTAGGAGTTCTTTATTAAATGAGCCTGATAACATGAACGTTTCTGCAAAAATGCGTGAAGGCTGGGAACCGGTAAAACATTCGGAACACCCAGAGATTCAATTAGCGGCAGATCCTAATTCACAATACAAAGACGGTATTGAAATTGGTGGTGTGCTATTATGTAAAATCCCTAAAGAACTAATGGAACAACGTCAAGCTTATGTTGACAAAGCAACAAGGCAACAAACCGAGGCAGTTGATGCGCAGTATATGAATCAAAATGACCCTCGTATGCCGAAGTTTGCTGAAGGTCAAGAATCTGGCGGTACCAAGTTTGGAAAGGGGAAATAAATAGGAGAAATAATCATGGCAACGACAGCAGCCCCTTATGGGCTTAAAGCCGTAAACCATATAGGCGGTACCCCGTACGCGGGTTCTACGCGCCTATTACCGATTGCTTCTGCATATGGAACTAACATTTATAATGGCTCAGTGGTTGCACTTGTAGCTGCGGGAACAGTTGAAATTATTACTGATATAGGTAGTAATGCCGACCCATTTCCAGCAGGCGTTATTGGTGTTTTTGTAGGTTGTACATATACAGACCCAAATTCGGGAAATATCACATTTGCAAACAACTGGCCGACAGGCACAGTAGCAGCAGATGCTTTAGCTTATGTTATAGATGACCCAGATGTGGTCTTTATGGCACAAGCAGACGCATCCGTAGCAGCAACTGCATTGGGCGAAAATGTTCCCTTTGCAGCAGTGCAAGCGACAGGTACTGGGGTGCTCGCATCCGGCGTATCTAATACAGCAATAGATGCTACATCAGCTGTAACAGCTACAATAGCATTTCGTATTGTTGACTTTGTAGATAGTCCAACTTCAACAGTTGGTGATGCTTTTACAGACTGCTTAATTAAGTTTAATGCAGGTATTCATTCATATGACGCTGGTTTAGGCGTTTAATTAAGGAGAAATAATCATGGCAATTTCAAGAGCCCAGCTCCTTAAGGAGCTATTACCAGGACTTAACGCGTTATTTGGTTTAGAATATGAGCGTTACGGACAAGAGCATAAAGAGATTTATGAAACTGAATCTTCAGACCGTTCTTTTGAAGAAGAAACAAAACTAGCAGGCTTTGCAGCCGCACCTCTGAAAAATGAGGGAGCAGCTATTGCGTATGACAACGCACAAGAAGCTTTTACAGCTAGGTACAACCACGTAACAATTGCTTTAGGCTTCAGTTTGACTGAAGAAGCAGTTGAAGATAATCTATATGATAGTCTTTCAGCTCGTTATACTAAAGCTCTTGCTCGTTCAATGGCAAATACTAAGCAAGTTCGTGCAGCCAATGTTTTAAACAACGGCTATAACGGTGCTTTCTTAGGTGGCGATAATGTATCATTATTTGGTACTAACGCTGCAGCTGCTGTTGTTAATCACCCTACGGTGGCTGGCGGTACTAATGCAAACAGACCAGCAGTTGGTGTGGATTTATCTGAGGCAGCACTAGAAGCCGCAGTTATTCAGATCGCAGCTTGGACTGACGAACGTGGTCTATTAATCGCGGCTAAACCTCGCAGATTAGTAATACCACCTGCACTACAATTCGTTGCAACTCGTTTATTAGATACTCAACTTCGTGTTGGTACAGCTGATAATGATATCAACGCAATGAGAAATAATGGTTCAATTCCAGACGGTTATTCAGTAAATCACTTTTTAACTGATGCGAATGCATTTTTCTTAACTACCGATGTACCTAATGGCATGAAGCATTTCGAAAGAACACCATTAACTACATCTATGGATGGCGATTTTGACACAGGTAATGTTCGATACAAAGCCCGTGAACGTTATTCATTTGGCTGGTCTGACCCGCTAGGTATTTGGGGTTCACCAGGTTCTACTTAAATTGTAAGTAGTTCCACTCCCTGAAAAACCCAGCTCCTCTCTGCTGGGTTTTTCTTTTTTACGGTATAATAGAACAATGGACAAGATACAAAAAAATTCAAGTGTTAATTTTAGTTTAAGTTTTCTTATTCAGTTAATTGGAGCTATTGTGCTAGGTGTATGGGCATACTCACAATTAGATAGTAGAATTAGTGCAGTAGAAAATACAAGTACAACTTCATCACAAGATATTGCAAGGATTGAAGAAGACATGAGTGAAAATCAGGATAAACCTATTTCATCAGACCATATTCAAAATACTAAACTTTTCTTTCTTGAAAATACAGTCAAAGTATTGAGAGATAAAACTCAACAACTAGAACATTTAATATATGAGCATAACTTAAGACATTCAGAAAAATAACAAATAGTTGTTAAAATAAAGGCTTAAATTAACAACAAACTAAAAGGGGCAGATCAAGGGGGAAGCATCAGTATGATATCAAAGACTCTAATAGCTAAATTATTATTATTTACAGCTTTATTCCCAGTTACACCTACGATCGCATTATTAATTTCTTTTTTTGTGTAGCATAAAGTAACTAAATATAGTATTATTAACCATCTGGGAACAACCAGCTTATCATGACTGCCCCAGCAGACGCATACAAGACAGATAAGCTTAACTTTGTATGGAGAAAAAATCATGGCACGAACCACATTTTCGGGACCAGTCGTATCACTAAGCGGCTTTCTGACAGAACCAACCGCAGCAGCTATTAACGCAACTGCAGCTGCAACCGCAGCAGAAGTAGCTACAGGGTATATCACCTCAACATCCGCAGCAGGTACAAGTATTACATTTCCAACTGGAACTCTTTTAGGTGCTGAATTAGGAGCAACTGGAGGAACAATTTTTGAATTAGTTGTTGATAATACCGCTGGCGCTAATACAGTAACAATGGTTGTTGGCGTTAATGCAATTTTATCAGCAGGAGCAGCTGCTGTAGGTGCATCATTTGGGCTACTTACTATACCTACAGGTGTAACTGGGCTAGCACGATATACTTTATTATTTAGTAGTGCTACTGCTTATACTATTACACGTACTGCTTAATTGGGAGAATAAATCATGGCTTCAACAACAGATATATGGGCCGTTACTCCTGTTTATAGTGCAACACTTTTACGTGCAGCTGCTACAGTAGCCGGCGCCGGGGATGTTCCTCTTCTTAGCTATCAACCTTTAGATAATGGCGCAGGATATAAACTATTCATTACTTCGGTCGGCGATAGTAGTGGTATGACTTTTACTATTGTAGGATATGTAGTGGGTGATTTAACAAACACTCCTACTACCGAGGTAATGACAGGTCCAGACGCAACTGCCGAATCTTCAGCTAACTATTATTCTCTTATTACAAGTGTTACAGCTTCGGGAGCTGGTACAGGTAATATTAGTATTGGGACCGTCGTCACAGACGGTGTGGCTCTTCCTAGATGTAGATTAAGAGGATTTTATTTTATTGCAACCGCTGGTGCAGGAAGTATTGCACTTACTTTAGATGGAACGGCGGCTAGTGATAGAACACTATTAAATGTTGCTACTCCCGCTATAGTACAATCACAACAAATGTCTTTACCCGGAGACGGTATATTAATCGCCGGTAGTGCAGCTTTATCCTCATTTGGGGTAGTAGTTAATACAGCTGCAGTGACTTCAATTAGTGTATTCTGTAGCTAAGTATAATGTTAAATATGGATGATTCGACGAAACACATATTAGACTTTGCGTCTATATTTACAGCGGTGGGAACAGTATTGAAATGGCTTCCTTACTTAGCTGCAATCTTTACTATTGTTTGGACGGGGATTAGGATATATGAAACACGAACTGTTCAGACAGTAATAGCAAAAAGAAAGGCAAAAAAAGCAGTAGCCGCTAATCTTAGCGCGATGCGTGGGCCGAGGATTAAAAAATAAGATGCCTACAAAAAGCAAGAAGCAAGAGAAGTTTATGCAAGCTGTGGCTAATAACCCTAAGTTTGCTAAAAAGGTAGGCGTTAAACAATCAATTGGACGAGAGTTCACTAAGGAGAAAGAAATGAAGAAAGTTAAGAAAATGCAAATGGGTGGTATGACAGATCGTGAAGGTCGCGCTATGGCAACTGGACGTTATGCAAATGACCCAAGACTTATGGCAGATGCACGTGGTCGCGCTATGATGAAAAAAGGTGGTAAGGTTAAAAAAATGAGAGACGGTGGTAATACTTCTCGCATGAATGAACTTGAAGAACTAGGTCGCGTAGATGCAGAAAGAGGTTATTCTCCTGGAGGCAGAAGAAATCTTAGAGACGAAAAAGCTCGTGTTGTCCGTGAGATTAAAGGTAAGAAAGCTGGCGGTATGGTAGACAAAGAAGGACGCGCATTAGCTAAAAACAAACGTGGTATGTCTGCAGCTAAAATGGCAGACGCTAGAGGTCGCGCTATGAAAAAAGGTGGAATGGTTAAAAGTTCCGCATCTAAACGTGCAGACGGTATAGCACAAAAAGGCCATACACGTGGTCGCATGGTTTAATTAAGGAGAACTTAAATGGTTGCAAAAGTAATACGAGAAGCAGTTAGATATGCTAAAAATAATGCCCCTAAAAGAGTTTCGGCAAAAAATAGTAGAAAGGCTGCAAACGAGGCAAAGAAAAGGGGCACTATTAGAAGAACTGAAGAAGTAGCTACTAAACGTAAACCACCTGTTAAAGGCGGCTCAACAACTAAAGGCGGTGCAAAAAAACTCCTTAAAAAATATGGTGTTCCCGGAGCTATTATTACTTCTATATTAGCAGGTTCTACTCTACTTAATAAAAAGAAAGCAGTAGCTAAAAAAGAAGCTAAAAAAGAAGAGCCAATGAAAAGAAGATTTAGAGCAGGACCAACTTCATCTAGCCTTCGAGGTCAAAGAAAATCAGGTACTTTGCGTGGAAAAAATGTGACGGCTCATCCGCCTAAGCGTAAAAATAAAGACACTGCAAAAAGACCAACTAGACCTTCTGGTCCAAGTATGACGGGTTTTAGAAAATAAGGAGAACTTTTATGTATTCTGATTTAAATGAATTGTACGGAAAGTATGGTAAAAATGTAGCGAAAGCTATATATCAAGAAGAAAGCACAGGTACTCATGCATCAAAAAAAAGTAAGAAACAAGGCTACAATGCTAGACTTGATGAGTCGTTGGGCGCGAGAAATGGTAAGAAATCTCAAAGCATGAAGTCTCGTAGAAAAGAGTCTAAAGGCATGGAAAAATCTATGGGTAAAAAAGCTTACTCAGGTAATAGATCTTCTTCATAATGAGAGCTTCTCGTGGAATGGGGATTATAATGCCGAGCAAGTGTTGTAGTAAGGTATTATCACGTCCCTCTACGGTTAATACAAAAAGGACAACCAAATGTCGAAAAAAAAGAAGTTAAATATTAAGGAAGCAATTAAGAAACCAGGAGCTTTAAGAAAATCTTTAGGAATTAAAAAGGGACAAACGATCCCTGTTAAAACTTTAAATAAAGCAGCTAAAGCTTCAGGCAAATTAGGACAAAGAGCAAGATTTGCTAAAACACTTAGAGGTCTGGGAAGAGGACGATAATGACAACTACTAATACACATGCATTTAATTTAGATCTAA